CCAATTATTACTTAATAACATTCAGTCTTTAACTAATACCGATATTCAGTACTATACAATGTTAAAGATGCATATTAATTTGATTAACGATCTAATGTCAGGACAAAAACCTGTAAGGTTTAATCGTCACATGAACAGGCTACATATTGATCTTACCTGGGGTGAAGGTGGGGATCTTGCTATCGGCGATTACATTATTGTAGAAGCATATCGTACACTTGACCCTGATACCTATACAGATGTTTATAATGATGGTTATTTAAAGAGATATACTACAGCATTGATTAAACGTCAATGGGGTGTTAATCTTAAGAAGTTTGAAGGCGTTCAATTACCAGGTGGAGTAACATTGAATGGTCAAAAGATCTTTGATGAAGCAATGGATGAGATAAAAGAGTTAAGAGAAGAAGTTAAATCTACTTATGAACTCCCTGTGGACTTCTTTACAGGTTGATAATGTCTTTACCTTATCTCATCAGCCCACCTATGGATTATACCATCAAGGCAACAACTAATCCACGTGGATATACCGAATAATGGCAGAAGCATTTATCTATTGTTGGACGGATACAAGCCGTAACATGCTGTACGTTGGTACGCATAAGGGTACACCAGATGACGGTTATGTTTGTTCTGGTAAGCTGATGCTTGAAGAATATAATAAAAGACCTCAGGATTTTAAAAGAGAAGTTATGGCTTTTGGTTCCTATAATGATATGATTAATTTTGAGACTAAAATACTTAAAGCAACAAATGCAGCTAGTGATAAAAGCTTTTACAATCAGCATAATGGGGATGGTAACTTTTTTAACAAAGGCCATACTGAAGCCACAAGAGCAAAATTAAAGATTGCTAGAAATAAAAGAACAGATAAGCCTAATGCTGGTAATCATCACTCTGTAGAAGCTAAAGCAAAGCAATCAGCTGCAGCTATTAAGCGATCTTTAACAACAGAAGGTAAATTAATTTTATCTCAAGCAGGCAAAAAATCTGCAGAAAAAAGAAAAAATGATCCTGTGTATAAAGAGTATTTGAGTAAAAAGTCAACAGAGATGTGGGAAAAAAGAAGACTTGGCTTATTACCATGGCCTAAAAATATGAAAGCGAAATAATATGGCCACGTCGTTCTATTTTCAATCTGGTATACCTGGGGGCAGATCTTCAGAGCAATTACTCATGGAAGATCTTATAATAGAGTGCCTGAAGATTTATGGCTTTGATACCTATTACTTACCTAGAAATGCGGTAAACGAGGATGTTATTTTGGGTGAAGATACCTTGAATAATTATGAGTCAGCGTACCCATTAGAAATGTATATGCAAAACGTTTCTGGTTTTGAGGGTGATGGAGACCTGATGACTAAGTTTGGTGTTGAAATCAGAGATACCGCTACCTTTGTTGTTGCCAGAAGAAGATGGGATGAAACAGTTGCCAGGTCAGGGAATGCAGTCTTAACTACCAGACCGGCTGAAGGTGATATTGTTTACTTCCCATTAACAAAAGCTTTCTTTGAAATTAAGAGAGTAGAAGCAACTGATCCATTCTTCCAGGTTGGTAAACTTTATGTTTACAAACTAGAGTGTGAGTTGTTCCGCTACTCATCAGAGGCATTCAATACAGGGGTTGCAGAGATTGATAATACATCTGCTGATTTTTCTGCTGATGTAAATGAGTTTAACTTAGTACTAGAGGATGGTTACAGGGCATTGCTAGAAGAATATAATCCTGCCGGTATCATATTAGAAACATATAACTTGAGTACCATCTTCCCGAATGTAACCAACGAAGACTTTAGAAGTGAAATTTCAGTGCTAGATTTCTCTGAAAATAACCCATTTGGAGAAATAAATGTTTAATAATAAATTTTACTGGGGTACTGTAAGAAAGTCAATTGTTGCTTTTGGTAACATGTTTAATAACATCCATATAGATAGATTAGATTCTAGTGGTAATATTGCCCAGACCCTTAGAGTTCCTTTGGCCTATTCTCCTAAGCAGAAGTTCTTAGCTAGAATTGCTGCACAACCTCAATCGTTCGAACAAAGCTTTGAAACCTTTCTTCCAAGACTTGCATTTGAAATGACTGGTATCCAATACGACCCTACAAGAAGGGTAAGCTTGGTGCAGCAGAATAGAGCATTAAATGGTTCCTCCACAACAACGTTAAACGCCCAATACGCTCCAACTCCATATAATATTGCCATGACTTTGTATGTGTATACAAAGAACCAGGATGATGGGCTTCAAATTATTGAGCAAATATTACCATATTTTAACCCAGACTATAACTTAACTTTAAATGCAATACCTGCAATGGGTATTAAGAATGACTTACCTATTATTTTAGATAGTATAAGTTATGAAGATGAATATGAGGGTGACTTTACTCAAAGAAGAGCTATTATATGGACTCTTAACTTCACAATGAAACTAAACTTCTACGGCCCAATCAACAGACAGGGCATCATCAGAACTACTAACGTTAATACATTTTCAGACCCCGCACTATCTAATAAACAATCCGCATACACCGCAACAGTTACCCCCGATTCAGCCGTTCCAGGTGATACTATTAGTATTGTAGATACGTTTGAGGACTTTTAATGAAATCACTTAACAAAATTAACGATGTATTTAATATAGATACAGACGTTGATTTAACTATTCCAACCAGTATGCCGGTTGAGTATAATCCTTCTGAGTTAGATCAGGAAGATGACTTTCAATTGGCTCGTAATACGCTTCGTGGGTTAATTAATAAAAACGACGATGTGATGACAGAATTGGTTCATATTGCTAAAAACTCTGAGAACCCTAGAGCATTTGAAGTAGCTGGGCAGTTAATATCTGCACAAACTGCTATTACAAAAGAGTTAATTGGTCTACATAAAACTAAAAAAGATATTGATAAAGCAAGCGGTAAAAACGAAAATATTAAGCAACAAAATAATATTGTATTTGCTGGCTCTACATCTGATCTTATGAAGATGATTAATGGAAAATAATAGTTATAATGGTAATGACCTACTCAAGCCAGCTGGCTTTGAGATGCAGTTTACCTCCGAGCAGGTAAAGGAGTTGATGAAGTGCAAGGAAGATCCAATATACTTTATTGAAAACTATTGCTATATTGTTTCATTAGATAGAGGTTTAATTCTGTTTAGTCTGTATGACTGCCAGAGAGAAAAAGTAGATGTCATTATGAACAACAGAAAAGTTATTCTAATGGAAGGACGACAACAGGGTAAGACTATTACATCGGCTGCCTGTATTCTTCACTACACTATTTTTAATTCTAATAAGACTGTAGCTATTTTAGCTAATAAATCAACAGCAGCCAGAGAAGTATTGTCTCGTTACCAAATTATGTACGAGAATTTACCTCTGTGGATGCAGCAAGGCATTAAGACTTGGAATAAGGGCGACGTTGAATTAGAAAATGGTTCAAAGGTATTTACATCTGCTACTTCAACTTCTGGTATTCGAGGCAAATCGGTTAACTGGTTATATATTGATGAGGCAGCAATTATTCCTAATAACGTTGCAGAAGAGTTCTTCACATCAACATATCCAACTATTATGGCTGGTGAGACCACAAAGGTGTTGCTAACCTCTACACCTCTAGGTTATAATCATTTCTGGAAGTATTGGAACGATGCCCAAGAAGGTCGCAACGGCTTTGTTGCATTACAGATACCTTACTGGAAGATTCCTGGTAGAGATGAAAAGTGGGCTGCTGATCAAAAGGCTATTCTTGGAGAGCTTAAATTTAACCAAGAAGTGTTATGTGCATTCCTTGGTTCATCTAATACATTAATTGCCCCTGATACAATTGCTAGGATGTCTCCAATACCTTTTATGCATGAGAAGGATGGATTAGATATTTTAGAGTACCCGGTTCCTGGGCATGTATACTTTACAACCGTTGATACATCAAGAGGTATTGGTGGAGATTATTCTGCCTTTACAGTAATTGATACAACAGAATACCCCTATAAAGTTGTAGCTAAATATAGAAACAATAAGATTAGTCCTCTTCTATACCCTACGGTAATTCATAAGGTATCTAAGGACTATAACAGTGCATACGTATTGGTTGAGATTAACGATATTGGTCAACAGGTTGCCGATATTATTCATAATGACCTTGAGTATGAGAACATGATCTGGGTCGGATCCGATGCCAGGTACGGTCAAGTTCTATCTAGTTCTGGAAGAAGTTCTATTCTAGGTGTAAGAACAACAAAA